TTTGATGAGATGGCAGTCTCATTAAATTACGTAAATAGTAAATATGGTATTGACAAACGTCGTAGAAAGTGATATAATATGGTACAAGCTTTGAAAAAACAAGTTGGTGGTAAGCATTACTCTAAGTTTGCAATACAACCTACAGAGTTTATATACAAAAACAACATACCTTTTATAGAAGGATGTGCTATTAAATACCTCTGCCGTTGGCGAGACAAAGGTGGAGTACAAGATCTAGATAAAGCTATACACTTTATTGAGATGCTTAAGGAGTTAAATAATGACACAGTTTGAAAGCCCTAAGTTTAATTCTAAGGCTAACAATAAGAAGTATGAGGATAACTATGACAAAATCTTTCGTAAGAAAGAGAAAGAAACTAAGAAGGTGAGGAAGAAATAATGCTTACGTTTTCAGAACTTATTGAAGAACTATACTATATAGATGAAGTAACTTTAATTGAAACACTAGGTATTACATCAGAAGAAATAGTTAATAAGTTTTTAGATAGATGCGAGGAACATCAAGACGACCTCCGAGAATTAATTAATGATAACAAAGAAGGGTTTGATTTTTATGACTACGACGATAAAGAATGAGTTACCTACTCTATATCAACAAGTAATACACTCATCAAGATACGCAAGATATATACCAGAAAAGAATAGAAGAGAAACATGGGAAGAAACAGTTGACCGATTAGTTACTTACCTAAAAACTAAAACACCTACACTAGAAAAAGACATAGAAGAACTGCGTGAAGCAGTACTTAAGTTAGAAGTAATGCCTTCTATGAGGCTAATGATGACAGCTGGTGAAGCGTGTGAACGAGACAATATAGCAGCATATAACTGTAGTTATCTAGCTGTTAATAACAAACGTGCTTTCAGTGAAGCACTGTATATATTAATGAATGGTACAGGTGTAGGATTCTCTTGTGAAAGACAAGACATAAACAAACTACCTATTGTACCTGAAGAAATTGGTTTATGTGATGATGTCATAGTCGTAGAAGATAGCAAGTTAGGCTGGGCTAAAGCCTTTAAGAAACTTATCTCTCATTTATATGAAGGTGATATACCTAACTTTGATTTCTCTAAAGTAAGACCTGCAGGCGCTAGACTCAAAACCTTTGGGGGTAGAGCCAGTGGACCAGAACCATTGAAACAACTATTCGACTTTGTAATAGAAACTTTCAAACAGGCAGCGGGACGTAAGTTATCTTCTATCGAGGTACATGACATCATGTGTATGATAGGACAGATCGTTGTGGTTGGTGGTGTCAGACGATCTGCTCTTATCTCTTTATCTAATCTAACTGATCGCAGAATGCGTGAAGCTAAAATGGGAGCATGGTATGTCGACAACCCACAAAGAGGTCTTGCAAATAACTCCGTTGCCTACACAGAAACACCTGACAGTGAGACTTTCATGGAAGAATGGCTATCTCTGGTCAAGTCTAAATCAGGTGAGCGAGGAATCTTTAATAGAGTTGCTGCACAAAATCAAGCCGCTAAGTGGGGACGAAGAGATCCAAATCTTAGCTACGGAACGAACCCTTGTAGCGAGATTATCCTACGTGATAAACAATTCTGTAACCTTACAGAAGTTGTTGTCAGGGCAGGAGATACAGAAGAAAGTTTAAAACGTAAGATTAGATTAGCTACCTTACTAGGTACTATTCAATCTACAATGACAGACTTTAAATTCTTATCTCATGAGTGGATACAAAATACTCAAGAAGAAAGACTACTAGGTGTATCGTTAACAGGTATTATGGATGCTAAGATTACTAACAATCCTGATCCTAAAATGCTAGAAAGATTAAGAGATGAAGCTAGAAAGACTAATAAAAAGTATGCAGAGATTCTTGACATCCCTGAATCAGCAAGTATTACATGTGTTAAGCCAAGTGGTACAGTTTCTCAATTGGTGGATTCTGCCAGTGGTATCCATGCTCGTCATCATGATCAGTATATACGTACTATTCGTATGGATAAGAAAGATCCTATAACAGACTTTTTAATCGCTGCAGGTGTGCAGCATGAAGATTGTCAAATGAATCCTAAATCTACATCTATCTTTAGTTTTCCAATCAGAGCACCTAAAGGTGCATTAACTAGGACTAGTAAGTCAGCTATTGAACAGTTAGAGTTATGGTTAACATATCAAAGACATTGGTGTGAACATAAACCATCAGTAACTATTTCAGTTAAAGATAAAGAATGGGTAGAAGTAGGTGCATGGGTATGGGATCACTTTGATGAGATCAGTGGTGTATCTTTCTTACCACATAGTGATCATACATATCCACAAGCACCATATCAAGATGCTACATCTGATGAAGTTAAAGCATTAGAAAAGGTTACTCCTAGTAAGTTAGATTGGAGTGTATTTATAGAAGAAGATGATAACACAACAGGTACACAAGAACTTGCGTGTTCATCAGGAAGCTGTGAAATTATATGATAGCAACACTACAACCAATATGCGGAGTACAATTAGGTATAGAGTTTACTGAGGCAGAAGTAAATGATCAGATGATTAGCTACTGTCTCATAGATCTATTAATATTACGAATCCAGGTAGCATGGTTTAAGTCATGAAAGTGTGTGTTGTAGGTAGCAGAAGCCTTAATTCTGCAGATAAAGTATTACCTATTATAGATAAGTTTATTAAAGAGCTCCCTTCCTCTTCCGTAACTTTCTTAATAGGTAGTGCTAAAGGTGTTGATCCTCTATCAAAACATTATGCCCAGTCACATGGGCATGATGTGGTAGAGTTTCTACCTTACCACTTACTAGATAGCTCAGTTGAGTTTGATAGTAAATATTTCTTTATACGCACAAAACAAATGTTAGATAATGCAGATAGAGTTCTAGCAATCTGGGATACTAAAAGCAAAGGCACTCACTATGCAATTAAATATACCCAGAAGCTAGAAAAACCTATAATGATTATAAAGGTTCCACAATGACCAGAATATATACTAAGTCAGGTGATAAAGGTGAAACAGGTTTACACAATGGAGAACGTGTAAGTAAATCATCAGATAGAATAGAAGCTATTGGAACTATAGATGAACTAAATTCTTTTATAGGTCTATCTATGTCAGAGGTAATGCCAGTCATAGTACGTAATGCATTACATAAAGTACAGCATACACTGTTTGACATAGGAGGTGAGCTAGCACATCCAGGTATGACTGTAATACCAGACAGTAAAGCTAAGGACTTAGAAAAAATAATAGATGATCTAAGTAGTAGACTAGATATACTACGAGAGTTTATACTTCCAGGTGGATATAAGACTGCTTCTCAGATACATGTAGCCAGGTCGATCTGCCGTAGAGCAGAGCGTAACTGCATAGCTTTAGGTAATGTTAACCCTTATACATTACAATATCTAAATAGGCTATCTGATTTATTATTTACTATGGCTAGATACCTTAATGCTTGTGAAGGATATAAAGATGTAACATGGAAGAAAGATGTTACTTGATTATGTACTAGTTATTATGTTTGATGTTCATAGAGACATCACACCCCCACAATACGTGGGTCACTTTGTTAATTGTGAGTCTGCGTTTGAGTATGCGACTCGTCACTATCCAAAGAATGATTGGTCGTGTCTTCACGAAGACCATATTTATCTTCCCAAAGATTTAGTAGAGAGATACTACTACCCAGACTCCACAGATTAATCGGATACATTAAGTAAATCTAATCCTTTTTGTATTACCTCATCTGTAAAATAAGATAAAGATTCTGAACCACCTTCAGCTCTTGCAGTAGCTTTAATCCATTCTTTCATATTTACATCAGAAGGTTTTTGTTTAATCCAATCTGATTTAGATACATCTATACCTTGACTTTTTGCTAACAACTTAGCATAATTTTCTAAATGAGGCATTAACTTACCATTCTTTTTAAAGTATTCTTTTTCTTCTGGCTCAGAAGCATATCTATTTACATAAGTTTCATAAGAGTCAGTAGCATTTAAGTTAGCTTGAACTACTTTAGCTAAAGCTCGTATCCCATATTCAGGAGTTTTAAAAGTAACAAAAGTTTTTTCATTAGGATTATCTACCATACCTTGCCATTTATCTGATGTTAATTTAATATTACCTAAATTATTATTTTTAACATTTCTAATATCTAATGCTTTTTTATTTTGAGGAATAGTAACTTCTTTACCTACATTACCTATAGGTACTTCATCAGAATCCAATACTATATCTCTATCATCAGTATAGAAATACTTTTCCCACGTCTCTTTACCATCTTCAAAGAAAGGACTTTTACCTTTTCTCATACGTTTAATACCATGAGCTTCGGCTTTCTCATAAGCAGAGTCTAAAGGTTTACCTTCTCTAATAGAAGTTATTTCTTCATTAGTAAGACCAGGTACTAGTAAAGGCATAAGAACCTTTTTACCATCTATTTCTACATCAAAAGACTGTTCAGTCATTGTATAACCTTCACGATCTTTTATTTGACCTAGGTATCCTTGATTAGACTTCATAGTAAAGTCTTGACGTATCATGTCAGGATCTAACTGAAGTTCTGCTCGAACTTCTGGTTGATCAAACCAGTTTTT